AAAACAAGAATGCTGCTGTAAAAACTGTGCGAATAGATTAAAAACAGGAAAAAGTAATGTCAAGTTAAAACTTCGAAGGGAAACAAGACAGTGCGCTTGTGGGTGCGGTGAAAAGTTTGAATGTACAGTGACATCTAAGAAGAGATTCGTTAGTGGGCATAACACACAAAAAGGCTTTAGAATCTTGAGAGAAATACGTGTTTGTATTTGTGGATGTGGTAAAAACTTTGAAGTTTCAATAAACGATCCTAAAAAGTATTTTAGCAGACAATGTCAACATAAAACATTAGTGGGTAGAAAGCTCTCTAAAAAAACAAAATTAAAACAGAGACAAGCTGCAATAAGAAGAATAAAAGAAAATAATGGTATTTGTTGGCCAAGTTATAACAAAAAGGCTTGTGAATTTTTTAAATCTTATGATGAAAAGAATAATACAAAAGGTCATTATGCAGTTTATGGTGGAGGAGAATATCACATTAAAGAACTTGGATATTTTCCTGATTATATCAATTTTGAAAAGAAAATAATAATAGAATGGGATGAAAAATATCACAAATATCGAAAAGAAAAAGATAAACAAAGACAAAAAGAAATTCAAGAATTTTATCCAGATTTTAAATTTTTAAGGTATAAAGAAGAAGGAATAAATACAGCGGTTCAGAGAAAGGGATAAAAGAAACAGAAAAATATCTAGGAGAAATAAATGAAATACATAAACAAACACTTAGAGGAAGTTGAAGAAATAGTTAAAGGTATAAAAGGTATAGACAGAGAATCTATAGAAAATATAATTAAGATTATTATAAAGGTACGAGAAAATAAAGGGAGATTATTCTTTCTTGGCGTTGGCGGGAGTGCAGGAAGTGCTTCGCACGCAGTAAATGATTTTAGAAAAATAGCGGGAATAGAGGCTTACACTCCAACAGATAATGTTAGCGAATTAACAGCGAGAACAAACGATGATGGCTGGAGTTCAGTTTTTTCAAATTGGTTAAAGACAAGCAACTTAAATAAAAATGACGCTGTATTTATTCTTTCAGTAGGCGGAGGAAATGCAGAGAAAAATATAAGTGCAAATCTTGTGGAAGCAATGAAATACGCATTAGAAGTAGATGCTAAAATTTTAGGGATTGTTGGTAGAGATGGAGGGTATACAGCCAAGGTTGCGAATGCTTGCGTTGTAGTTCCCACAGTAAACCCTCAAGCAATAACTCCTCACACTGAATCTTTTCATGGGATTATTTGGCACTTAATCGTTTCACATCCAACAATTGCAGTAAATGAGGCAAAATGGGAATCAACAAAATAAAAGCAATATTTTTAGATAGGGACGGTGTAATAAATAAACCAGTATTCCACTCTGAGACAAATTGTTATTGTGCTCCAATGAAAGCTGAAGATTTAAAGCTATATCCTTGGACTATAGAAACTTTAAAAAAGGCATATGAAAATAATTATGATTTATTTTTATTTTCTAACCAAGCTGATTACGAAAAGGGTAATTGTAAGTTTATTGATTTGTTAGAAACTCATAAATATCTTGATTCTATATTAAACGACAACGGTATAATATTTACAGATTATTTTTATTGTTATCATAAGCTAGAATCAAACTGTCATTGTAGAAAACCAAGCCCATATTTTGTAGAAACTTCAATTGAAAGATATGGTTTAGATAAAGATAGTTGTTATTTTATAGGTGATAGAGATACAGATATTGAATGTGGACAAAATGCTGGAATAAAAACAGTATTGGTAAATAGTGAAGAGACAGAATTTAGAAAAAAAGAATGTTTACCTGACTATAGGGCAGAAAACTTAAAAGAAGCAATAAACTTAATTATAAAAGGAGAAAAAAATGCCTAGTGGGACATATATTAAAACTGAAAAAAATAAACGAAATAGGAGAAAAAATAAAATGAAAAAAACAAATTCTCTAAAAGGTCGAACTTACGAAGAAATACATGGTATTGAAAAAGCAAAAGAATTAAAGGAAAAGAGAAGATTGGCAAGAATCGACTATGTTTTTCCAAAAGAAACTATAGAGAAAATCAGAAAAAGTAATACAGGCAAGCCCCATCCAACAACATCTGGGGACAAGAATCCATCAAAACGTCAAGATGTTAAAGATAAAATAAGTAAATCAAATACGGGTAAAATCAAAACAAAAAAACAAAGGCAAAATATGAGTAAGGCAGCTAAATTATCTCATAGCAAAAAAGGTTATAGAGAAAATCAAAGTAATAGTATGACAAAAAGAATTATTAATGGTGAATTTAAACCAAATACTCGATTTAAAAATGGCTATTTTTATTCAGAATTAAACAATAAGAAAATTTGGTATCGTTCTTCTTATGAATTAAAAGCATATGAAATTTTAGATGATGAAGATTCAAAAAGTATAATAAAGTCTTGGAAAACAGAACCTTTTAAAATTCCTTATAAAAAAGATGGAGTAATAAAAAATACAGTTCCAGATATTTTAGTAAAATATAAGTCAGGAAAGAAACAATTAATAAGCGTAAAGCCTGAAAAGAGATTAAAAGAAAGAATAAATATTTTAAAACATGAAGTAATGGAAAAGTATTGCAAAAAAAATAATATAGTTTTTTCAATTTGGACTGAAAAAGAATTAGATATATAAAAATAAAAGGAGAACAAAATGAAAATTAAAATTTATGGAGATGGTGCAGATTTGAAAAGCATATTAAAAGCAAGAGATGAAGGTATTATTGATGGGGTGACAACAAATCCCACTCTTATGAAAGCAGCTGGAATTAAAGATTATGAAAAATTTGCAAAAGAAGTATTAGAAAAGATAACATTATTACCAATATCATTTGAAGTATTTTCTGACGATTTTGAAAATATGGAAAGAGAAGCAAAAATTATTAATAGTTGGGGAGATAATGTAAATGTTAAGATTCCTATAACAAATACTAAAGGTGAGTCTTCAATACCTCTAATTGAAAAATTAATTAAAGAAGGAATTAAATTAAATGTAACAGCAATTTTCACAATAAAACAATTAGAAGAACTTAAAGAAGTTATTGATTACAATGATAGTATTATTCTTTCAATATTTGCAGGAAGAATTGCAGATGCTGGAATAGATCCAATGCTTATTGTAAAAAAAGCAAGACAAGAAATATTCAGTATGCATGACAATGTTGAAATCTTATGGGCTTCTACAAGAGAAGTATTAAACATAGTTCAAGCAGAAGAATGTGGTTGTGATATTATTACAGTGACTTATGATATACTTAAAAAATTACCAAGTCTTGGTAAAGATTTAACTGAATTTTCTCTCGATACTGTAAAAATGTTTTACAATGACGCTAAAGAAAGTGGGTTTAAGATATAATGCCTCGTATACATTGCCATTTTCTTGCAAAAAATGAAGGAAGAATATTACCATATTTCTTTAAACATTACGATCAATATGTTACTCAATATTTTGCGTATTTCAATACTACTTCTAAAGATGGAACTCGTGCTTTTTTAGAAAGCAAACCAAATGTTACAATTATTAGAGACAATTATCCAAAATTAGATGAACGAGTTTTAATTTTAATGAAGAATGTTACTTGGATGAAATACTCAAATCCGAGTAATTGTGATTGGGTATTTCTCTTGGATACAGATGAAATATTGTATAATCCAGATTTATTAGGGTTACTAAAAAAATATGATGAAGAGGGAGTAAACTTTCCGCAAGTTAAAGGCTACCAAATGTTTAATGAAGAGTTCCCAACAGAAGATAAGCAAATTTGGGAATTAATAAAAAAGGGAATAGAATATCATCCTTACAACAAACAAGTAGTTTTAAAACCAAATATAGCCCCTAATTATTCCTATGGATGTCATTTTTCGAGTCCAACAGGCCCGGAAATAAAAACAAGTGAAAATATAGATATAAAATTACTACACTATAAAATATTTGGAGAGGCATATGTACAAGAAAGAATGGATTTACAAAAAACATTAAGTGCCTTTAATATAGCAGTGGATTGTGGCACATACAGCTTAGACCCAAATAGCCGTTGGAATCCAAAAACAGAATTAGAAAAAATAAGAAAGGAAGCGAAGGAAGTAATATGAGAATAATTTCTAAAATGAAATTAATGTTAAATTGGAAATCAAATGGCGTAAGATATTCTTTTGAACCAAATGTTGAATATGAAGTATCAGAAGCTGTGTATCGATATTTAACCTTTAAATATGGGGATAAATTTGAATTAAAGGAACTAAAAAGGGAAATAATAGAAGGAAAGCTAGAAGAAGAAAAAGTAGTAGAAGAAAAAGTAGATAATTTAAGGAATTATTTTACAAAGCCAAATATGAAAACAGATGAAATTTTGTGGACTATTGGAATTGTTAATTACAAATCTCTTTCTTTTATGGAATATCAATTAAAGTCTTTATATTATTTTAATTCTTTACCATTTAAACTTATAATTGTGGATAATTCTATCCCCTCTGAAATGCAAAAGTTGAAGAAACTTTGCAAAGGTTATGCTAATGTAACTATTATAAAAAGTAATTCAAAAGAAATTCCAACAAGTAGTCAACATTCCGAAGGATTAAGTAAAATTTTAGATATAGTAGACACAAAATATCTGCTAATAAATGACCCTGATTTTTTCTGGGTCCAAAAAGAATATTTATATACTCTTCAAAAAATCTTTGAAGAGGGATATGTATGCGTAGGAGCACCATGGTTTACAGCAAATCCGGAATTGAAAGATACAACTCCTGTTTTGTGGGGGTGTGCCTATGATACTAAAATTTTAGAGAAAAGCGATTTTTATTCTCATGAAGGTGAGAGTAAAGAAAAAATATTTAAAATGGTTTCAGAAGGAAAGGATACAGGATGGAAGTTAAGAGAAAAATTTAAACGAGAAAATCTAAAAACATTTTCCTTTGGTGATAAATTTGGGATATCTATACCAAATGAGTTTGACCAAGGTATTAAACATTTTTCTACAAATATGTATGATTCAAAAATAGGAACAACAGCAAAAGACATTCATGAATATTCATATAATGGGAAAATAATTGCATATCACCTACAACATGGCTGTCATGAAACAGAAAGTTCTTTTCCTTCATTAGGACAAAGAAGAAAGGCACCGGCAATTTGTGGATGGACAAATGTAAGAAATAAATATAAAGACTTTTTTTATAATATATTATCAAAGGAAAAAGAAATAAAGCCCTTAGAGATTCATTTACATTTTCCTGTTAAAAATGAAGAAAGAATTCTCCCATACTTTTTTAAACACTATGATAAATATGTTACTAAATATTTTGCGTATTATAATATTCATTCGACTGATGAAACTTTAGAAATTCTAAAATCAAAGCCAAGTGTTACAATTATACCAAAAAAGAATACTCAAGTAGATGACAGGATATATAGAGATATAAAAAACTATGAATGGAGAGAACATTCCACTGTGAAAAACTGCGATTGGGTAATAATTTGCGATTCAGATGAGTTTCTATATCATCCAGATTTACTAGGACTGTTGAATTCTTATGATGAAAAGAGAATCAATTTACCAAAAGTTAAAGGATATCAAATGTTTGCAGAATTTTTTCCAATTGATAAAGAAAAACAAATATATGATATTATAAAAAATGGGATAAAAAAGGAAGCTTATAATAAATATGTACTAATGAAACCAGATGTTTGGCCAGAATTTTCTTATGGAGCGCATTTTATGTGTCCCGGATCTTTAAAAGGGATAACATTTAGTGATGACTTAGAGATAAATAATGTTGAGAAAGCTAAGCTAAAATTATTGCATTTTGCCATTTTTGGAGACGATTTTATAGATAAAATGTTTGAGAGGCAAAAAAATATGTCAGAATTTAATTTAACTTTTGGTTTTGGAATTTATAATCTAAATGAAGGTAGTATTTGGAATCCAGAACAAGAATGTATAACAATTAGGAATACAAATGATAAAGTAATATAATGAGAATACACGTTCATGCAATGATTTGGAATGAAGAAAAAATGTTACCTTATTTTTTAAGACATTATGAAACATTTTGTGAAAAAATATTTATTAGAGTATTTCCATCTACTGATAAAACTCTTGAAATAGCCAAAAATAACTCTAAAGTTGTTTTGCTTGAGCCTGAGTGTACATTTTCTAAAGATTTAAATAAATATAATTTAAAAGATCAAATGAAATTTAAAAACGAAGAATGGAAAAAATATTCAACATCTGAAAACTGTGATTGGGTAATACTTGCAGATTGTGATGAGTTTATATATCACTCAAATATTGTAGATTTATTATCTATATACACAGAAAAAGGAATAACTTTTCCAAAAATTCTTGGATTTCAAATGTATTCTGAAAAGCCTCCATCAACAAATGGTCAAATATATGAAGAAATAAGAAATGGCTATCCAATGGCAGAGTATTCAAAAAGGGCAGTTTTGCATCCAAATATAATTCCTCGTTATACACCCGGATGCCATAGTTGTAATCCTAACTCTAGTGGAGAAGTTGTTGAAAGTTCGCAAAAAGAAATAAAATTATTTCATTATTCAAAACAAGTATGGAGTAGAGATGAGTTATTAGATTTTTGGATAAAAAAAATGAAAAGAATAGCTCCTGAAAAAAATAAAGGTATACCAGACGAAAAATTTTATATTTACGCTTTTAATAGTTTATATAATTTATACAATTTGACTATCGGAAACTATATGAGGTATATAAATGAAAATAATGTTGATAGAGGAATTCCCTATTTTGATGTTGTAGAGGATAATATTAATAAAGGAGGAAAATAGTGAGTAGATTTATAAAACAAAATAGCAGTGATGAATATAATGTGTATCCAAAATTATGGGATACCTTGTTAAAAGATTTTGATATTAAATCTGTTATTGATATTGGATGTGGAAAGGCATTAGCGTTAAAGTATTTTAAAGAGCGAGGATGTGATATTGAGGGAGTAGAATTTTGGAAACCTTCAATAGAAGAAAGTCCTGTAAAAGAGTTTATAACACATCATGATTACGAAATTGCTTCTTATTCGCCTAATAAAATTTATGATTTAGCTTGGTGTCATGAATTTGTTGAACACGTTGATGGGGAATTTGTTAATAACTTTATAGAAACATTTAAAAAATCTAAGATGATTATTATGTCTCATGCAGTCCCTAATCAACCTGGGATAAATCATGTAAATTGCCAAACAGATGAATATTGGATTGATTTAATGACAAAAAATGGATTTAGTTATGATGATCTTATATCTAAAAAATTAAGAGAGATAGCAAAACAAGAAAAAGATTTTAATTATTTTTCTCCAAGTGGACTAGTGTTTTTTAATAATTTAAAGGAAGTGGAATAATGATTATAAGTAAAATTTATGGAGGAGTTGGGAATCAAATTTTTATGTATGCAATGGGATTATCTCAAGCTAGAAGATTAAATGTAGAGTTAAAATTAGACATAGATATTCTTATATATAATCCTTTTCATTATACCCCTTATGATTTCGAGTTAGTACATTTTAATGGGATGAGCGAAGAGATTGTAACAAAATCAAGTTTACCGGTTGTTAATGAGGGATCCTCGCATCAATATAAAGATTATGACGTACAAGACAATCATATTTTAGATGGTTATTGGCAAAGTGAAGAATTTTTTGAAAGTATAAAAGACGAATTGAGAGAAAAATTAATCTTTAGGAAAGAATCTATAAAAAATCTAGATCAAAGTATTGTTGAGGAAATAAAAAATTCAAATTCTGTTTTTATTCATGCTCGTAGAGGGGACTATTTAAATGGAGATTATTTTGTAGATTTATCTAGTACAGAATATTATCAAAAAGCAATAAATATAATATTGGAAAAAGTAGAAAATCCTAAGTTTTTTATATTTTCAAATGATGAAATATGGGCAAGAAATTATTTCGCATTTATTAATCAAGATAAGTCTTTTTTAAGAAACAATACAATAGAGGATTTATATTTAATGAGTTTGTGTAAAAATTCGATTATTGCAAATTCGTCATATAGTTGGTGGGGAACGTGGCTAGGTAATAAAGAAATAATAATTCAGCCTAAGAAATGGACAAAAATAAGAGATCTTGACAATTTGAAATTAAAAAATAGTATTGTAATTTAAAAGGGAGAAAAAATGGATAAATCGACATTTGATGAAAATATAAAGCGTTTTATCGAGGAGAATAATCAAAAAAAGAGGTTTGATTCAATAGGAGAGGAAATGGTTAAGGAAGAATATGAGAAAATTATACAAACAATTATTTAATAAGAACAAAAAAATATTAATAACCGGGGCAACTGGAATGGTTGGATCTGCCTTATATAAAAAATTAACAGATCAAGGATTTAATAATATAATAGCACCAGGAATTAATTATTCTAGACGTGATTTAACAAATGAAACGGAAGTAAAAGATTTAATATTAGGTAAAAAACCAGATTATGTATTTATGCTTGCTGCTAAAGTTGGTGGAATACAAGCAAATATAGATAATCCTGTTAAATTTTTAGACTCAAATTTAAGAATAAATATAAATGTTTTTAAATATTGCAACGAAGCAAAAGTAGAAAAATGTTTATTTTTAGGTAGTTCATGTATTTATCCAAAAGAATGTAAACAACCAATGAAAGAAAAATATTTGATGAGTGGTCCCTTAGAAGATACAAACGAAGGATATGCTCTATCTAAAATAGTGGGATTAAAATTAGCACAATACTATTATACTCAATATGCAATGAAAACTGTTTGTCTTATGCCTTGTAATGTATATGGGACTGGAGACAATTATGATTTAAAAAATTCACATGTACTTTCTGCTTTAATAAGGCGATTTGTAGAAGCTAAAAAATCAGGGAAAAGAAAAGTTACTCTTTGGGGTACGGGAACTCCTAGAAGAGAATTTATGCATGTAGGTGATGTTGTAGATGCAATGATTTATTTATTTCCAAAAATAGATTCACCAGAAATTGTAAATATTGGAACAGGTAAAGATTTAACTATAAGAAAGCTAGCTCAAACAATTGCAAAAGAAGTAGGATATAAGGGTAAAATAGAATGGGATATTACAAAACCAAATGGAATGATGAAGAAGTGTTTGGCTGTAAGTAAAATGAAAAAATTAGGATTTAACCCACAAATATACTTAGCAGAAGGAATACGTAGAAGTGTAAAAGAATATAGGGAGAAATGTAATGGATAAAGAAAAAATCATACCATTAATGAAAACAGCCTTCTTTAATGAAGAAGAAACATGCAAAAGATTGGCGGACTTTATAAACACAATTCCCAGATTAAGTATGGGTGATAAGTGTAGAGAATTTGAAAAAGCCTTCGCAAAATATCAAAGTAGAAAATATTGTATATTAGTCAATAGTGGTGGGAGTGCAAATTTCTTATTATTGCAAGCATTAAAAAATATGGGTAAAATAAAAACAGGAGATAACATTGCGTTTTCTTCATTGACTTGGTCAACAAATGTAATGCCAATAATTCAACATGGAATGAATCCAATCCCATTAGATTGTTCAATAAGTGAATTAAATGTAACAGTTGATATACTAAGGGAGGCAATTAAAAAGAGAAAAATAAGTGCATTTTTTAGTACTAATGTATTGGGATTTGCGTCTGATTTAGCTGCTATAAAAGAATTGTGCAAAGAAAGTAATATTCTTTTTATTGAAGACAATTGCGAATCGCTAGGTACTGAAGTAAATGGGATAAAAACTGGTAATTTTGGATTAGCTTCCACATTTTCGTTTTTTGTTGCACACCATATGAGTACTATAGAAGGTGGAGCTATTTGTACAGATGACGTAGAATTGGCTAAAATACTTATAATGAGTAGAGCGAACGGATGGGATAGATCTTTGTCATTTTCTCAACAGCAAGAATTAAGAAATAAACATGGTATTGAGTCAGAATTTAAGTCAAAATATGTATTTTATGAATTAGCATTCAATTTTAGACCCACGGAAATTACTGGGTTTATTGGATTAGAACAATTAAAATATATTGAAGAGATGTTTAAAACTAGAGAAAAAAACTATCTTGAAGTAGCTGAAGTTATGAAATTAAATCCGGAATTGAAAACTGTAAATACAAATCATCTTTCTTTTGTATCTAATTTTTCTATTCCCGTGATTAGCGATAATATTGACAAGTACATAAATAGGTTTAAAGATAAGGTAGAAATTAGGCCTTTAATTTGTGGTTCCATTGTTAAGCAGCCTTTTTGGAGAAAATATATTGGAATGGATTTTGAATTACCTGGTACAAATTATTTACATAAGAATTCTTTTTATTTTGGGAATTATCCAGAAATGACCCAAGAAGATATAAACATTATAAAAGGATTATTAAGAGGGTAATAGAAAAGAAGAAAATTAATATAAAAAGGAGGAAAAATTATGTCTAGAACAGGAACAGGAACAATAGAAAAAGGAGAAATGGAAGTAGTTGTTGCAGAAACAGGTGTTGCGGCAAATGCTTTTATAGGGGTTTGTTTAACACAAGATCCATCACAAACAGCAGGAAGCTCCTTAGTTGATTATATAGAGAAAGAAAATGGAGTTGGTTTCACAATCCATTTAACAGGAGCACCTACAACAGATGTAACTTTTGATTATTATTTGCAGACAAAAGAGGGAGCAAGTAATGTTGTAAAGGATGACAGAAGTGTAGAAGTAACAGATTCAGGGTTAGCATCTGATTTTGTTGTTACAACTCAATTTGTAGAAAGTCCAAGTGAAAAATCAGGGGGAGTTGTACAAAAATATGTTGTTATTGACAGTGCTACACAATTTACACTTCACCTTTCCAATACACCAGATAACACTGCTGAGTTTGATTATTATTTTGTTGTAGCAGATGCTGATGCTACAATTTCAAAGGGAGATGATTTGTGTATTGTTGAAGATGCAAGTGTAGCTGCAGATTCTTTTGTAATCATCATGTTTACTCAAGATACAAGTACTGCAAGTATGGGAGCTTCTGTTGAATGGGTTGAAAAAACTGTTGGAGTTGGGTTTACACTCCATCTTAACAATGCTGTACAGCAAGATGTAACATTTCATTACTTATTAGCATAGAATTAAAAAGGAAAGAGGAGAAAAGTGGGAACAATAGAGTTAAAAAAAGTAAAGTCTTCAAATATAAAGGCACTGGGGTATAACAAAGAATTAAAAGAATTATATGTAATGTTTAATAATAACACTATATATAAATATACCCCAGTTGAAGAACATGCATATGATTCATTTAAAACTACACAATCTATAGGTAAGTTCTTTTATGCGTTTATAAAGTCAAATAAACTTTATAAGTTTGAAAAAGTAAATCCTCAAACTAAAGAAATAGAAATAAAGGAGTAAGAGAAATAATGCTCAATGTAGATTATATAATTTGTCCAATTTGTAAAAAAGAAGTAAAAAAAATTACTGTTCAGCATATGAGAATGCATGGATTTAGTAATACTCAAGAATTTTTATTAAAGTTTCCTAATCAAAAATTAACATGTAGTAGTGTAATAAAAAAAATAAGTAATTCATCTAAATGTAGAAAAGCATGTCTAGGAAAGACATGGAAGTTGTCTGAAGAATCTAAGAAAAAGCATAGTGAGTTATTAAAGGGAAAAGAAAAATCTGACGAACATAAACAAAATATAAGTAAGGCGAAAAAAGGTAAAAAGCATACAAAAGAGCATATTGAAAATGCAGCAAAAACCAGAAGAAATAAAAAACAATCCGAGAAGCATAAGAAAAATAGAATAGAGTCATTTAAAAATACTTGGCAAAAAATTAAAGATAGTTCTCGTATTCTAGAAAGAAATAGAAAACTAAGAGTTATAAGAATCGAGCAAATGAAGAAAAATGGAATGAAATTTTCTTCTTATAATGAAGGTTCTATATCTTTTTTTCAAAAATTTGATAAATTAAACAATACTAAAGGTCAATATGCGACGTTTCCCTATGAATATGAAATAGAATACCTTGGGTATTTTCTTGACTACATTAATTTTGATTTAAAACTTATTATTGAAGTAGACGAAAGACATCACTTCAAAAAAGATGGAAATTTGAGAGAAAAAGATATAATTAGACAAAAAGAAATCCAGAAGCTATATCCTGATTTCGAATTTTTAAGATTTAAGGATACTGAAATGGATAAAATTTTAGAAATAAAAGAAAAGGAACTTGTTAATGTCTAAGAAATTTTTATGGGGTTCTGTTAATTATAAAACAGAAACATATTTACCTTGGCAATTAAAGATAGCATATGAATTTAATAATTCAGAAGATTTTGACTATATAATTGTAGATAATAATCCAGTTCATGTTTCTGAATTTTGGGAAAGTTTGAAAAAAGATTATCCAAGTCTAAAATACATTCCCCATACTCCAGTTGATGTAAATAGAACAAGTGGAGAACATGGGAGTGGGTTAGATGTAATATTAAATTATGCAAAGAAAAACAATTATCAATATCTGATATTAAATGATCCTGATTTTTTTTGGGTACAGAAAAACCTATTAGATTGGATGGAAAGAGAGGTAAAAGGAAATGGCTATGTAGCAATAGGAGCTCCATACACTATTCCTTTACAACATTTTGATTATAATACTCCATGTGCTTTTGGTGCATGTTATACTATGAAATTTTTAGAAGGAATAAGTTTTAAGTGTCATAAGGATCAACATCAAGTTGTTATAGGTGGTAAGGATGTTGGTTGGGAAATAAGACAAAAACTTGCTCAAACTAGAGCAAAGCATTTAACATTTAGGCAAAGTGATGTTCCAACAACTGAATTTGTAGGTGGAAGTCATGAAACTGGAATGCACTATTCTTTTCAGGCTTTGTTAAAGCAGTATTATATAAAAGGTAAAAAAATTGCATATCACTTACATAGGGGAAGTTTTTCAGATCATTTAGATAATTATTCAAAAGAAAATTGGAGAAGTGATAGAAGTATTGATATAGCTCCACCACCAGATTTATGGACAAAAACTAGAAATGCTTATTGTGAAAAATATTTTCAAGAACTACAAAATTCACAAGGATTATAAAAATGAAAATAGAAAACATAGATTATGTAGTATGTCCTATTTGTAAGAAGCAATTTAGGCGAATTACAACTGGACATATTAGAATACATAAAATTAATAATATTAAAGAATTTTTGAATTTATATCCAGGGCAAAAAATAATGTGTAAAAACTATATAAAAAAGTTGAGTAATTCTCATAAAGGAAAAATTATTTCAGAGAAAACAAGAAAAAAATTAAAAGAAATAAATATAGGAAAGAAATTTTCTAAGAAGACAAGAGATAAAATAGGTAATAAGTCTAAAGAGCGATGGTCTAATGAGAAATATAGAAAAAGATTATCGAAAAAACACAAAGAAATAGGATCAGGAAAATCTAATTTAGGAAGAAAATGCTCTGAAAAAACAAGAAAAAAATGTAGAGTTTCTAGAATTAAAAATATGAGAAAAAATGGAAATAAATTTCCTGGATATAATAAAAATGCCGTTAATTATTTTAAATTTTTTGATTATTATTGGTCTACAAAAGGTCAATATGCGACAAATCCTCATGAACATGAAGTAAAAGAACTAGGGTATTTCTTAGATTATTTTAATAAAAATTTAAAACTTATTATAGAGGTTGATGAAAAACATCATGAAAAACAAAAAGAAAAAGATGAAATTAGAGAAAAAGAAATACAGAGGCTTTATTCAGATTTTACTTTTATAAGAATAGAGGAAGAAGATATAAAAAAATATTATAATGAATTGGCTGTTTCTCGTGGACTTTAAATTACGATTTGTCGAAGAAGAAGATTTAAATTTTTTAAGTGAGATAAGAAAAGATCCAGAAGTAGAAAAAAATTTGGGTACCTTTGCAATGTTGAATAAACTAAAACAAAGAGAATGGTTTTATTCAATGTGTAAAGATGAAACAAAAATGTATTGTATTTTTGAAAATAAAATAAAAGGATTTTTACAGAAAAAAATCCAAAAAATAGGGTATGTAAGAATAATAAATATTGACCAACAAAATAAATCAATGTGTGTTGGAGGAGATATCCACAAGGAATTTAGAAATAAAGGTTATAGCAAAGAGATGTATAAGTTAATCTTTGAATTGGGTTTTGAAAAACTAAATATGAATCGGTTATGGTTATTAGTTTTGGCTGACAATAAAAGAGCAAAACATATTTATGAAAAAATGGGTTTTATAGAAGAAGGTAGACAAAGACAAGCAATATTTAAAAACGGAGAATATAGAGATTATATTATGATGTCTATTTTAAAAGATGAATATAATAAAAAATATTTGGATGATTTAATAATTAAAGTGAATAATAAAAAGTAAAAATACAAGGAGAAAATATGAAAAAGTTTTTAATAATTTTGGTAAGCATTTTGGTTTTAGGAAGTGCAACATTTGCTGATACATTTCCTATTGATATAGAGGATTGTATTATAAGAAATGGAAGAGTGAGAATAGCAGGTTGGTATAATCAAAGAAGATCTTATGGAAAACATAAAGCAATTGATATTCCAGCAATTGTAGGAACACCTGTAAAGACATTTAGAAAAGGAAGAGTAATAAAAATAAGTCATGAATATTGGTCTAGAAATAACATGCATGCATATGGAAACTATATTGTAATTGAAGAGAGAAATGGAACTAAGTGGTTATATGCTCATTTAAACGCAACTAATGTTAAATTAAATGAAAATGTAAAAGAAGGCGAAATAATAGGGTTCGTAGGTTGGACAGGGCTACCATATATTGCACCTCATTTACATATGGAAAAAAGAGATAAATATGGTAAAAAAATAATGTTTACTAAACAATTAGGAGATAGTGTAAGGAAATATTTACCTAATCCTAAAACTAAATATACTTTTGTATTAAGATAGGTGCCTAACCCATAATGGGCTTGAAGAGTAGTTAGAGGTTTCACTACTCGCCTAAAAATAAAAATTGCCTTGCTAGTATAACGGTTATTATAGTTGACTTGTAATCATCAGATCTAGGTTCGATTCCTAGGCTCGGCTCCATGAAAGGAATATAATATGAGAAAAATAAGGAATGGTGCTGTCTTCTAGCTTATGCTAGGAGGTGTAAAATTGAGTCGAAGTTATAGAAGGCCATTTGTAACACAAACAATGTATGGTGGGGCAAAATGGGGGAAAAGACAAGCAAATAAAAAAGTTAGAAGAACAAAAAATGTAGGAAACGGAAAGAATTATAAAAGAATATATGATTCTTGGAATATATGTGATTATAGATTTTATATGCCTGAATATAAAAAAGGATATAGAAAATAACTATAATGGGGTGTTAGCTCAGTTGGTAGAGCATCTGCCTTGCACGTAGAGGGCCGAGAGTTCAAGTCTCTCACGCTCCACCAAAAGTGGCTTTATGGTGTAACGGCTAGCACGGCAGATTGTCGATCTGTAAGTTAGGGTTCGATTCCCTGTAAGGCCGCCAAAGCGGGGCTGTAGGCAAGCGGTCAAGCCACTTGCTTTTCAAGCAAGGTATCACAGGTTCAAATCCTGTCAGCCCTACCAAAATTGAAATATAATTCAGTGGCGAAAGTTAGACGCTAATCCTTATGAGATATGGTTAAGGGTTTATAAGAAACCATATCGTGCAGGTATCGAGTCCTGTCTGAATTTAATAATGTTGCGGAGTAGAGAAGTGGTCCATCTCGTCTGGTTCATACCCAGAAGAACACGAGTTCAAATCTCGTCTCCGCTACCAAAAAAAAGAGGTGAAAAAGTATGCTAGGTTATGATTTTGGAGATTTAGTTATAGAAGATGATGGTGATTTAGGTTTTTCTATTTACAAAAAAAATGGACCTGACACTATAAACACAAAATTGTGTTTCATCAATAGCTTAGGTGAGAAATATTTGCTAGAAATTCTTTTTGCAAAACACAATAAAAATTGTTTATTACAAACGATAGGTAGGGTAAAATAAAAAACGATATCAAGTCGCTATTCTAATATTTTTGGAAGTTATAGTATTAGGACGGAGTCAAGCGTTGGTTGTAAAACCTGAGTGTTAAAGACTAGTTTGGTCCCGAAATTTGCTCGATTCGTATAATAGAAGTACGTCTCTTTTACACGGAGAAAGCGGAGGAGCATAACCTTCATTGGGTACCACAAAAATAAAAAAGGATGTGTGTATAATGAAAATTAAAAATATAATAAAAAAGGTACAATTGTACGCACATTTTAGCGTTCACTAATAATTCGTGGTGAGCGTAGTGTAAGGGTTAGCACACTAATCTGTGGAATTAGTAGAATGAGTTCAAATCTATCTGCAGCAACCATAAATAATTATAATAAATGGAATGACAAATATATAACGAAGGGAGTAAAGTTAGGTAAGTTAAGAAAAAAAATAAAGGAGAAATAAAAATGAGAAATGGAATAGAAATTCAAAGTGAAATGTTAGTAGTGGACAAAGAATTGGCAATAAAAACAGTTGAAGTTAGCGAGTTAAGAACAAAAAAGGTAAAATTAGAATTGGAAGTTGCAGAAATAAGACAAGCGAATTTCGCAGCTCAAATTGAAGCACAGAAAAAGGCTCAAGTTGAAGCAGAAGCAACACAAAAGAAAGCAGTAGCAGCTGCAGAAGCAGATAAACCAGATTTAAAAATCGTAAAATAATTAGCTTTTTCGTGTCGTTTGGCCTAATTAAACGGCACATACATATAAGTACAAGGAGGAAAAAGATGACAGTTGCTTTGGATTCTTCTGTCTATATTCAAAATTCGGAAATAATCTACGGAGGATTAGAGTGATTAAAAAATGTAGATATTGTGATAATACAAAAAAGTTACCAAATAAGTCATGGTATATTTGTGATAATTGTAAGAAAACAAATAAAGAATATTTAAAAAGAGTAAGAGAGACAAGTAAGAGAAGAAAAAAGACAACTTTTAAAAAATATGGAACAACTAATAATTTTTTATCAACAAATAGAAATGGAAGTCTAAAAAGAGAAGATACTTGTTTAGAGAAATTTGGAGTAAAATCTCCACTACAAAATAAAAAGATACACAAGAAATTAGAAAAAACTTGTTTAAATAAATATGGTGTAGATAATGTTAGAAAGATTCCAGAAGTAATAGAAAAGATTCAGTCAAAAAGAGATATGGAAAAGATTATTGAAAAATGTAAAAAGACATTAAAAAAAAGATATGGAGTTGAATATACATGGCATATTCCTAGATGGAATCCAGGATATATTGATGGAAGACATATATTAAATAGAGAAACAAAAGAAGGTAAAAAGTTTTTTAGAGGAAAATTTTGGAAAAAGATAACAAAGGAAATAAAAGAAAGAGATGGATATAGATGTGTAGAGTGTAATACTAGACACAAGAGATTGAATATTCATCATAAAAAGCCGTGGGTAGATATTTTAATAAAAAATAATTTTGATTTAGAAAAGACAGAGAAGGAGGCAAATAAGCCAAGTAACTTAGAAACACTTTGTCCAAGGTGTCATAAAACTAAAGACAAAGAATTTATAAAAATAAGAAAAGGAGAAAAGGTATGACAGTAGCACTGGATTAGTTTCATGGTCCAGTATAAATTCCTTAAATTGCGGGAATATCCTTAGAGCATTTAATACAAAACAATAAAACCTTAAATGGTTTAAGTTGAAGGTAAAAATTTAAATGATTGGACAATCCGCAGCGAAGCTCGAAAGAGAACGTTCAACGACTATAATAGGAACTACATAGTAGATGGGATAGTCTGATCTTTATAGAGATATAAAGCTAACAAAAAAATGATAGGAACTATGAATATTGTTGCCGCAAGAACGGATGACGGAAAAACAATTTTTCGAAGAGAAAGAGATATTTTTGTTGAACTTCCAGCAGAATCAAATGATGCTAAAGCATTCTTAGATATGGCTGGTGCAAAATTAGTTACCTCGGGAAATAAAAATTATGTTGTAGGTGAAGAAGCAATGAATTTTGCTTCTTTTTTAGATGTAGAATTTAAAAGGCCATTGAAAAGTGGTTTGATTAATCCCCATGAAGAAGATACAGCAATTCAAATGTTGGATATAATTATAAAAAGTGTTTTAGATAAACCAAGATACGAAAATGAAACATGCGTTTTTTGTATTCCAGCCGAACCAATTGATGATACAAGAAATGTTTCCTATCATCAAAAAACATTAGAGTATTTAGTTAAACGTGCTGGATTTACTCCAAAAGCGATTAATGAAGCAACAGCTATTATATATTCAGAATTGCAAAACAATTCACTTTCAGGTATTGGAATTTCTTTTGGTGCAGGTATGATTAACTTAGCTTGTTTAAGAGGTGATACAAAAATTCCATTATTGAGTGGAGAGACAAAAACAATTAAAGAATTATCTGATTTAGGTCCAGATAATGAATTTTGGGTTTATTCTTGTAGAGAAGATGGGCAAATTGTCCCAGGAAAAGCTTGGAATGCTCATAAAAAGCAAGAAAAAAAGGAAATTATAAGATTGTGGTTTGACAATGATGAATACCTAGATTGTACAAGAGATCATAAAATAATGATGAGAGATGGAACATATAGAGAGGCTCAAGATTTAAAAGAAAAAGACTCTTTGATGCCCTTATATACAGAAATAGCATCCAAAGAAAATAAGTATACTAAAAATTATGCTAGAGTAAAAAATAATAAAACGAATCGATGGAATTTTATACATCGGTTAGTTTCAAGTTATTTTGGAGAAATCAAAAAAGGTGAAGTAATTCATCATAAAAATTTTAACAAGTTAGATAACTCTCCAGATAATTTATTGGTTTGTACAACAGAAGAGCACGGAAAAATTCACAAAAGAAAAATTAGTAAAACTTTGAAATCAAAATATGAAAGTGGAGAATTAATATCATCAAATCAATATACTAAAAATGAATTAGAATTAGTTTTACATAATCATAAAGTTAAAAGAATAGAAAAATTAAATATTGTAGAAGATGTTTATGATATAACAGTAGAAAAATATCATAATTTTGCTATAGATTCTGGGATTTTTGTTCATAATTGTACATGGAAAGGCTTCCCAGTATTTTCTTTTAGTATAGGGAGAAGTGGAGATTGGATTGATGAACAAGTAAAACAGGCGTCTGGTAAAACAGCTGCCGAGATTACTGGCATTAAAGAAACAGAACTTGATTTAACGGTAGAAGGTGAAACAAGAATTCATAGATATTTAAAGGGATATTATGAAGAACTAATGGATTATTTAATTAGAAATATAATTAAAAAATTTGAAGTAAGTAAAATAAATTCAAAACTTAGTAAAAAAAGTAGCCAAGCAGAAGCTCTACCAATTGTTGTAGCCGGAGGAACTTCAATACCAAAAGGCTTTGCAGAAATGCTAAGAGATAGAGTTGAAAAATCTGATTTTCCTTTTAAAATTTCAAAAATCATAGTAGCAGCAGATCCTTTATATACAGTTGCAAAAGGGCTAGCTAAATATGGTGAAGTACAAGTTAAAAGTCAAATAAATTAACTATAATATAAAGTATAAGGAGAAGAATATGTTTGGATTAGAATATATCACCGCATTTATAAAGATAGCCTTTCAAATAGCTTTTGCTATTATTTCTGCTATCCCTTTTAATATCGCTTGGAATAGTATAGCTCCAATCTATATGACTTTTTTACCAAAAGTGTATCATAATATTCCTTATTGGAAGTTTGTAGGTATAATCTTGGTATGTAGTTTTCTAGGAGAGCAGATTAGTAAACTTGTTCCAAAAATTATTGAAATAAAGTCAGAACAAAATAATAAGGGGTAAAAAATGGCGCATGTAATTAATGATAAGGGGGAAGTAAGGGTTGATTGGGAAACTGGTGATTCCGAAAAGGACAGAGCTTATTTATTCAAAGCTTATTGGGCTTTTTTGAAAGAGATTAGAAAGATTTGTGAAGAAGCAGGAAAAGATAGCACAAATGCTATAGGAATTGCAAATAAAATTGAGCAATTATTTAAGGACTGGAAAGTAAAAAGGTTAAGAGAAGATTCATTTCCTAGAATTCAAGTAAAATACCCCGAAGGATATAATATAGAAGGAGAGGATTAATATGCCAGGATTTGATGGAACAGGACCGGCAGGAAAAGGGCCACAGACTGGAAGAGGAGATGGAGTTCGTTTAGGTAAGAAAAGGCAAAAACTCCCAAGACAAAGAAGAGGAAGAAGAGGAAGAGTTGGGAAAGAAAATAAATAAAAATTGCCCGTGTACAATTGATTGTATAAGGCATGGAAAATGTTCAGAATGTCGGGCCTTTCATAAAAAAAATGGTGGAACACCTGCTTGTAAAAAAGTAAGGATGACAAAAAAGATTAAGGCAGGTGAAAAAATATAATGACTAACAAACTATACGTAGGTGGAATCGCTTATGCTACCGAAGAAGATACATTGAAAGATGAATTTGCTAAGGCTGGTAATGTTCAATCTGTAAAAATAATTATGGATAGAGATACTGGAAAATCCAAAGGATTTGGATTTGTAGAAATGGAAACCGAAGATGAAGCGAAAGCAGCAATTGAAATGTTCCATGAGAAAGAATTAGATGGTAGAACTATTAGAGTGAATGAAGCGAGACCACAGAGATAATATCAACGAAATCCCACTATAATATATGGTAGCAAAGGAGTTGATTTCTTTGCTACTTTATTATATAATAACCATATAATAAAGATAGGGGGAGAAAATGTATTTAGAGATAAAAGTTCCAAAAAAGATAAAAGTTAATACATTAACAAAGTTGATGAAAGAATTAGATGGATGGGTTATTAATTATGATTTTAACCCAAAAAAAGAATTAATAAGAATTTTGACAATTCCTAATAATAAACAAGTTATTACAGACCTAGTTGAAAAATTTGCAAAAATATTTAGTGAGCAAAGAATATGAATAAATTAAGAAAGTACTTTAATTTATATAAGGAAGACCCTAAAAGACTTGATAGAGAAATTGAAGAAGCAGAGTCAAAAATTATTAAAAAAGTAAAAAAAGCTATAAAGCCTATTTTTGTAATACATAAGAAAAGTAAAAATCCCGTAAATGTATATAAAAGAAGTGATGTACCTCTCAATTTAGGAGATAGATATTTAAGAATAATGGGCTTAGAAAAATATTCTAAGCTACATGGTCAAGTTGTATCGTTATATAAAAGTAAAAGAACTGGTAAAAGATATGGAGTAATAGTAGGATGAAAAATTATAAAACTGGAGTATACAAAACAATCTATGGAAATGCTTGTTATTATATAGAAGGTGATACAGAGGTAGAAGATTTAGATATGAGAAAGGAAATATCAATTGAGATGGTAGATTTTTCTAAATTTATAAGAGAAGAGCAATGAAAAATTTTACAATAAAGCGTTATAAAAAAGATGGAAAAAAGATGATTCCTGTTAGGGTTAAAGATGGAATATGGGTTGAACCCCATTCAGAAGAAGAATATAATAAAAATATAGAAGCAAATAAACTTAAAGATAAACAAAGTAAGTTTATGTACTATCCTGGTACAAAAGTTCCCCATATTCACTACATGGAAGCTAAAAAGTATGATAAGTATGGTTATCTTTCGGGTGGACCAATGCCTTGGTGTAAATTGGAAACAATTGAAACAAATAAGGAACTACTTGCGACAGAAGGCCTATATGAAAAATTAGCACAGGCAGAAAAGGATGATGACAAGGAACAGCTTAGATTTTTAACAAGACCATTATTAGTTTGGATAGATCCTTGTACAGGAAAAAAGAATGGCGTATATGCTCAAGCTGTAACTATTACAAATAGAAATAATAAGTCAAATTATGTATATAAAAATCTTGATAGATTCGAACAAGCTGTCAAGGACCTTGAAACACTATATTTAGAAAAAAGAATAAGTACTAAAACTGGAATATGTGCTCTTATAAATCTACTATCTTATAAATTAGCATTTAGAGTTGGTAATAATGAAAATCCTAAAAGTGGTGTTGGAGTAACAACATTTAGAATACAACATATAGAATTTGAACAAGATTATAACAATAAAAAGGTTCAATTCAAATTTAAAGGAAAAAAAGGTGTTCAATGGAATAAAACTTTAAATCCTAAAAATGAATTAGAAGAATGTATGGTAAAAGATGTAAAAGAATTATGGAATATTTATTATAATTGTCCTTCTGGATTTTTATTTCAGTGGGGTGGAAAAAGAATAACAAGTGCTGATGTAAATGAATTGTTTAGAAAAATATTAAAAGTTACTCCAGATGAAGAATTATATCTTTCATTTCATAGCTGGAGACATTATTTAGCTTCGAAAGCTTTTTTGAAAGAATTAGATAAAATTAAGATAAAAAAAGATATTAAGAAGATTGAAGAAAAAAATGATATTAACTCTACCATCAGAAAAGGTAGATTAATTACAAGAGAATTAAATAAAGTATTTAAAAAAGTATCAAAAGTATTAAATGATACTCCAGGAGTTGTCTCTAGTACCTACGCAGGTGGAAAAATATTTAGAGATTTTTATAATAAATATGGTGTAGAATTTGATGAGAAGAAAAGATCTTGGAGTAAAGAAGCTCATAGTGATGAAGTAGAGGCTGAAAAAGAAAGAAAAGAGCAACGTAAAATTAAAAAGGAAATTTAATTGATTATATATAAAACTATAAATTTAATTAACAATAAAATTTATATAGGACAGGATTCAAGAAATAGGTCTGAATATTTAGGCTCTGGTCAAAATATTAAAAGAGCAATTAAAAAATATGGTAAAGAAAATTTTAAAAAAGAAGTAATAGAAAAATGTAGAAGTGCTAAGAAATTAAATGAAAGAGAGATATATTGGATAAATTTTTATAATTCAATGAATAGTAATATTGGATATAATCTAGTAGAAGGTGGAAACAGTACTTTAGGATATAAATTTACAAAAAAACAAAGACTAAATGTTAGTAGAGCAAATAAAGGTAAATCAAAGCCTAATCAATCAAAAACTAGGCTAAGACTATTTAAAGAGGGAAGACTTACTACGCCATGCCAAGGATTAACAAAAAAAGATAGAACTATAAAAGAGTTACAAAAGAAAAGAAAAAAGACGATGCTAAGGAGATATGGAAGTAATTTTAATGGTAAAATTCCCTGGAATAAAGGATTG